TTAGATAAGATGAAGTAAAGCGGGGTTGTGCCGCTCTGTTGGGGCAGTAAAGCCCTCTGAAGGGTATTGTAATTGACTTGGGCAGTGGCTCCTGTTGATCCAAGAATTTGAATAATCATGGAAATTTCTCTACCGCCTAAAAAGTCACGCCCTGAAAACATACCGTCTGCATAGCCACGGTTATCATCTTGATTACGGATTTCTGGCAAAGCCTCTAAGCCATCAACGCTAAGGATCTGATAAGGCGAACCTGCCCCACCAAAAACTTGATTGTTAAATGAGAAAGAATAATTGGCAATTACTTGTGGCATTATCTGTCCCTCAAATTAGCACTTAATGATTTAGCAACAGGAACACTTGATAAAGGATTGCTTGCACCGTAAGTAAAGTTACTAGCCGCTTTGATACCGGCAAGTGTTGTTGTGTTTACAGTTACAGGAGCGCTAAACTTAGCCGCATTAGTTACGGCAGTAGCAATTGAACTTGGATTGGCGTTTGTAAATGCGTTTACCGTAGTGTTGTTAGTGACGGTAGTTGATTTGCCACCCGTTGAACCAGTAGATCCACCTCCTGTGCTACCCGTAAATGAGTAAACAGGAGCCGCTTGCATAGCCGCAAATGCCGCTTGTTGCGCTCCAAGAGCCGCCATAGCCGCCGCCACTTCAGCCAACTTAGCCTTTAGATCAGCCAATTTCTTTTCAGTAGCCTTTTGAATTTCATCAACAGCCTTTTGGTATGCAATCTGCGCTTCAGTTAATGCCTTAGTAAGATCTTTTTGCGCATCAGCCAATGCTTCATCAAGACGCTTTTTAGCACTAGCAATCTGCTCATTCATTTGAGCAACTGACTCTGCGGCTCTTTCATCACGGTCAATTTTTGCTTGATCCATGGCTTCTTGGTAAACCTTATTAGCCTCTGCCAAACTTGTTTTTAATTCACTATCAACTTCAGCCAAAGAATTTTTTAGATCTACGGCTACCTGTGAATACGCTTCACGCAATTCATCAGTGGCTAACTTGCCACCGGCGTTCATAGTTTTAGCAAGTTCATTCATTCCATTATCTGAAATGTTTTCAACTTGACCGTAAAGAGCCTGTAATTGTTTAGTTGCTTCAGGGGAAGCGGCTTTAAGCGCGGCGGCAATCTTGTTACCGGCTTCTGGTCCATTCTTAACAACTTCTTCAATAAAGGTTTGGCTGTATCCCATGCCGGCAAGAGCGCCGGCACTAGCCTGAAGATCTTTAGCGGCTTGTAATTTAGTCTTTAGATCTTCTAATAATTTTTCAGCAGATGGACCTGCGGCAAATGACTCTGCAAGATTAAATCCTGTCTTAAATGCAAATGCTGAACGCAAGCGATCCATAGATTGTTTAACAATTGACGCTTCTTTTTCAAGAGCCTTAGCCCGTAAGTCAGCAGATTTCTCTGCCGCTTTAGCGTTAATGTCTGCAATTTTATTTTGCAAATCTTTTGCTAATTCTGTAACTTTCTTATTGTAATCTTTTGTAATGTCAATTAAACGCTTTGCGTTATCTGCCTTAGCGTCTGCTTCTGCTTCTGCATAAGCCTTGTTAGCATCTGCTACACGCTCTTGATAACGCGCGTTTGCTTCAGCAATTTTTTCATCACGATCAGCCGCCGCTTCTAGCATCTTTTCATTTGCTTCAGCCGCTACTTCTTGCATGTCTGCGTAAATACCTTGAACATCTTTTTGATACTTTACAATTTTTTCTAATGTTTTTTTGTCTGGTCCTGTGCCTGTGCCTGTGCCTGTTCCGGTTCCAGTACCACCTTTGCCACCCTTGGTAGCCTTGTTTACTTTGTCAGTAGATTTAGTAGCGGCTTTACTTACATTGTCTAAACCAGCCGCAAGTTCCTTAGCCTTTTTAGCCGCGCCATCAGCAAAATCTGAAATGCCATCAAGACCTTTGTTCATAATGTCTAATCCCGCTTTGGCGTACTTTCCTACACCCGGCAATTTAGAAAGAACGGTAAGCAATGCGCGTAATGGACCAGTAACAACTTTCATAATTACTTCATAGACTTTGCCAACCATAGGAATGATTGAAGCAAAAGCGTTAAGTGCGACTTTGGCAACCGTAATAACTATGTTACGGAATGTTTCATTGCTCTTAAATAGTTTGACCATAGCGGCAACAAGTAAACCAATAACAATAATAACTGCGCCTAATGGGTTCATTTTTTGAACCATGTTCAAAATCTTCTGTTGAATAATTGCCGCTTTTAAGTACACGGTATAAGCGCCATAAGCCGCACCAAGTACACCAACAGTAATTGCAAAAGCCTTTACTTCATCTTGATTGTTCTTAAAGAAATCACCTATGGCTGTTAAAACAGGAATGAGAACTTTTAGAATACCTAACAAGCCTTTGAAAGCAGGCATGAGAGCATCACCTACTGCTACTTTTGCATCTTCAAATTTAGCCTGCAATGTTTTCATTGTATTGGCAGTGCCATCTGCGGTGCGAGCGTAATCACCTTGCGCAAGTTTAGTGTCTTTTAAGATCAAAGAATAAGAAGCCTGTGCTTTAGCGGCAGGTGTTAGGGCTTCACTTGTAGATTTAATTAAACCTAAAGACATTGCTTCTGTTTTTAAGCGTACTTCTGAAAGCGCTACACCAAACTTTTTAAGCGGTTCTGTTTCACCAGATAGACCAGAGCGTAATGCAAGAATAGCGTCATCAACAGATGTATTGTTAAAAGAAGCCATGTCTGAAGCCAATTGCACAAGGCTTGTGGACATTTTTTGTGACTCACCTTGACCCAAGCCAAAAGCCTGAAACAAGTTACCGTAAGTTCCAACTGCTTCTAATGCGGCTTGGTTTGAAATACCAAGATTTTCTGCGGCGGCTTTACCAAACGCTTGAACTTCTGCCGCGCCTTCACCAAAAACAACTTGAACCTTAGACAAACTTTCAGCCATGTTACTTGATGCCATAACAGCATCTTTTCCAAAACTAACAATCTGCGCCGCTCCAAAGGCAACACCAATAGTTGCCGCCATAGATTTCATTTGACCGCTAAATTTATTCATGCCTGTGCCGGCTACTTTTACCTGATCATCTACGCCCTTAATAGCCTGTTCTGCTTGGGCTAATCCTGATTTAAGTTGGCTTACATCTGCTTGAAGTTGGACTAAAATTGGTGGGATTGCTGATGCCATTTTTATCCCCTCAACTTCATAGTAAACGCTCCAATGAATGTGCGTGACAATGTGCCGTTATCTTTAAGGCTCTGCGCGGCAGGTCCAAGATAAGGGTATTTTACGCCGGATTTCCATTGTGGGGAGCCTAATTCAACGGCTCTTGCATAAGACATTGTTGCGCTTACTTCTGCAATGTATGTACCAAATCCATAACGCGCACTTGTTGTAATGGATCTACGCAAGTTACCAGTAACAACATTTGGACCGGGACCACCACTGCGGGGCTGACCCTTAGCGTGTGTGCCGGTATTTGCATTTTGTTTTGCCTGACGCTCTACCGCTAAACCTGTAATAGTTATTGCGTATTGCGCGGCTCTTTCTAATTGATCTTCCGTGGCTTCAAAACCGGCAAGCACTTGTGCAAGGTTGGTAATTCTTATTGAACCAGCCATTACTGTGCCGCCTGTTCTGCCTTCACTTTGTCCACGGTTGCGGCTATTGCCATCAACCAATCTGCTGTTTCTGCCGGCAGGTTATCCACTTGGTCTGGTGTCCAACCAAATCGCTCTGCCATTGTGTAGTAATACCATTGTTCATCAGGGTAATCAAAGGCTTCATGCCGCTCACCACCCTCCAACAACCACTTTAAGCGTTGGAGTCTGCGGTAGGCGCTTTTGGGTCTGCCTCATTTTCATCTGTATCCGCAAGATTTGGGAACAGATACTTTTGCGCATCTTTAGTTTCTTCAACCAAAGCGTCATAATCTTTCATTTCAAGTTCATCAAGATTGTCAATTTTGATTGATGGAATAAGTAAATCAAATGACCAATCCTCAACCAACATTGCAATAAGCGCATCACCTAATGCAAGCGCTCTTGATAGATCGCCGCCTTCTGTTTCTGCTGATTTCAATACACGCTTGCGATCTTTAACGCGCAAGTTTTGTGGATCTTTGAGAGTTACGGTTGCGCCTGACGGTAGTGTAATTTTCTTGGACATGCTTGCCTCCTGTTGTTTGCCTTCCAACAATCATAACAAAAAAGGAACAGGTGGGCGGGATCGCGGGAAGGCGTACGCGATCTAACCAACCCACCTGTTCAGGCTTTATTTATGCGTATGTACCTGATGCCTTAGCGTTCTGAAGCACCCACTTGATAGGTGCAAAACCGCCAGTTGATCCTGCGTCAGTTGTTGTTGATTGACCGTTTAGATCAATTGACACCTGCACAAAATCTTCTCCACGCTCAATCATTGCGGCTGTGTATGCACCCTTGCTGATTGTTGCTTGGATCTGAACTGCTGTTGCACCTGCGCCGTATGACCAGTTAAGGACAATGGCAGGCTGTGTGTTGTTAAGGAAACGGGTTAGTTCTGCATCTGTTTCCATTAGGAATGTAATCTTTCCGGTTACTTCCAAAGGTCCCAAGAAAACTTGGTATGGGTTCTGTGTGTTGGAGATACCGTAAACAGGTGTTACCGGGCGGCTCATGTCAATGTTTCCTGACATTGCCGTTGAAACCTGCGCTCCACCAATGCTTACAGTTCCGCGCCATACTGGTGTTGGAAGAATTGCAGAGAATGAAGGTGTTGGATCTGAAACAGTTGAAGAAGCCCAACCTGTTGTTTTGGTGTCGTATTCAAGCATGCCATCTGCGTTGAACTTCAATGAGAAATCAGAGAACTGGCAACCCGGATAAGAGCGAACATCAACAGCATAGAAGTCAGTCAATGTGTATGAAATTGGCTGAACATCAACATCTGATGTAAGGCTATTTTTTAGGCTGATAGTGTGTGTAAAAGGTGCGCTTGCTCCTGTTGTTGCTACTGATCCAAGAAGTCCTGCAATACCGTATCCAACGGTGTCTGCAAATACAGCGCCGCCAAAATCTACGGTAGAGCGTGTGCGCCCCTGAATGTATGCGTAGTTAAGAACATTTGAGCCGCGTAGTCCTGTGTCAAAGAGCGGATCTACAATGTCTTGTGGTTTCAGGCTGTCTTTAGCAACCGGAATAAAATCTGTTGGTGCAACAATGGTTCCCTTGGTTACTTCTTTAGCAATACCAAGGTAACTGCGTACGGATTGTTGTAATGCCATTTAATCACTCTCCTGCTTTCAAGTCTGACGCGGCAGACGGTTTGGTTGTTTGGATTGTTGGAACTGTTGGCTTTGCCGCTCCTGCGCTTTCGCAATCAGGGTGACTAAAACCTTCTGGTGCGTCAAACTCATCACCGGGCTTTACTGTGATCCCTAGCGTTGGGAACACGCGTTCATCTGTTCCTGTGTATTTCAGTTTCATGCTTGCTCCTTATGCTTGGATCATTTCAGTAACATCAAATTCTAATTCAGCAAAAATGTCAGTAGCGCCTTCATTGTTTGTTGCGGGTTCACCGTAACGCCCGTTGATGACTGGTTCTGCTCCCTGCCAAACTAGGTTTCCTGTCGTATCACCAAAATTGTGATCTGACCGTAAACGCTCTTTGATGTTATCTATAAGGGTATCAAAATCCGTCATT